CAAAACTGAAATCCATTCAAGGCATTACGACTTTCGTCTGCGATGAAGCGGAAGAGTGGACAAGCGAAGATGAGTTCGATAAAATAATGCTCTCCATTCGCAAGAAGGGTATTCAGAACCGGATTATCATTATAATGAATCCGTGCGATTCCAATCACTTCATCTACAAAAAATACATTGAGAAAACTCACAAGCTGGTAGAGATTGACGGTGTGCAGGTTCAGATTTCCACTCATCCGAATGTACTTCATATCCATACCACGTATTTTGATAACTTGGAGAATCTTTCCCCGGAGTTTCTGAAAGAGGTGGAGGATATGAAGGTAAATAATCCCGAAAAATATGCTCATGTGGTTATCGGCCGCTGGGCTGACGTTGCTGAAGGTGCAGTGTTCAAGAAGTGGGGAATTGTTGACGAGTTCCCGGCTTGGGCAAAGAAAATTGCTTTCGGGCAAGACTTCGGTTATA